GAATATGATCTAAGTGACCATAGACGTATCTTCCTTGAAAAATGGATGACTAAGGATGATATTACAACCTTCTGGCCAGGTGTTGATATCTCAGAAATTGAGGAGTTTGGTAAGGGAGGTACAGAGACACTTTCTTTCTTTAATGAAGGTAATGAACTTTACAGGATTATTGAGTGCTGGTATAGAAAGTGGGTGAAGGTTAAGTACTTTGTGAACCCAATTACTAAGAAGCCTGAATATCTGAGTCCAAGGGACTTTAAGAAATTTGTTATTGCTATCCAGGAAGGGATCAAGGATCCTAATGGAGAGATTGTATTTCAAGATAAAGGTGGTCTGGAAGGAATTGACTCCTTTGTCGAAGAGATTCACTATATGATTTTCAGTGGAACTAAAAAATTGTCTGGTGGTAAGAGTCCTTATAGAGGACTTAATAAACTTAAGATGTTTCCATGTATCTTATTCGGAGCCTATGAGGATACTGATAATAACAACTGGTTTAGTCCAATTAAGCTAATGAAAGACCCGCAGAAGAGCCTGAATACCATGAGACGACAATTGGTGCACTTACTGCAAACGCTGCCAAAGGGCTTACTGATGCATGAGGTGGGAGCAATTCCTAATATTGAGGAGTATGAGGAAAGGAGTTCTGATCCAACATATCATCTTGAGGTAGCTGCTGGTAAGATTGACAGGATTAAATTTGAAAAGCAACCTACCATCTCAAATGTATATCAAGTCCTTGATATGACGTTTTCACAGGGCATGAAAGATGCCTCTGGTATTCAGGACTCCATGATGGCCATGAGTGAAGGGACACGGGAGCCTGGAATTACAAGGCGGTTAAAACAGGAAACTGGGATAACTGTCCTTTACACTCTTTACCATAATTTCCAGAAGTCCAGAATTCAAGTTAGTAGAACCCTACTTTCCCTGATGCAGCAATATGTAACTGTCGAACAAGTGATTAGAATTCAAGGGCCTGAGGGAGCACAGCTGATTGAAATTAACAGCCAGATGAATCCACAAAGTGAGGGATTTAATGATATTAGTACTGGGGAATTTGACATAGTTGTAGATGAAACAGTTGAGTCGGCAACAAGTAGGCTTGCAGTGGCCCAGGTCTTGACTGATTTTAGCCATAATAATCCTGGTATGATTCCGCCAGATATAATTCTTGACTATGCTGAAATACCGTATACTGCACAGATGCGAGTTAAAGAATTTCATGCTGCAATGCAAAAATTGGAGCAGGATAATAAAGAAAGGGAATTCGAGTTAAGGGAAAAGGAAATCGCTGCAAGGCGAGTGGCAAGTAACACTAACGAAAAGGAGTAACCTATGGGAGCACCTGCTAATGAACTAATAGTGCAAGATACGGAAGATGAGGTTGATGAATTGGATTCCGCGCTTGAGGCTATTGAAGGAGAAGGAGAGCAGACTGATGAAGAAACAGGAAAAGAAGAAGGTACAGAGTTGGAAGGAGACACTGAGAAAATTGAAGAAGATCCAGAAAAGGCTGGAGAGGAAGAAGGGGAAGAGAAAGATGAGAAAGATGCAGATGCAGAATCTGACCCAGATTTTCTAAGTGAATTAAGAGAACTTCGTGGGGTTATACGAGATCAAAAACGAGAACTTGCCTTAATGAAAGGTAGGCAAGATACGGCAAGTAAAGTTCCCGCACGTGCCACTGACGACCTTGGACAAGAGCTTGATGAAGAGGATCAGCCAAAACCTGAGGTTTCCAGTATTGAGCAGTTAAATAGTATGCTGACCAATATTGGAGAAGTGAGAAGCGGGCAACTGGACTTACTTGCTGAAACTATGGTAGAGATGCCAAAGTACACTGACCTATATGATATTTGTAGTAAAGCAAACTTCGCTGACATATTCGATGCTATTGGAAAGGAGATTTCAGATTCCGAAGGAATTAGTCATGAGGAAGGAATACTTACCGCAGAGATCAAAGTGTGGCAAATGCCAAATCCTTACAAATATATGTATAACCTTATTAAGGAACACCATCCAAACTTCGCAAAGAAAAAGGAAGAAGCCCCTAAACCTTCTGATAAAAAGGATCCTGAGGAAAAGAAGGATCTTAAGCCTGCAGATGCTCCAGACAGCATAGCTGGAAAGGGCGGAGGTGACGTTAAAGGTGGCTGGACAGCTACTAAAATTGACGCACTTTCTGAAGAGGAACTTGACAAGGTTCCTACTGATATATATAAAAAGTATATGAATGATGAACTTAAATAAGGAGGTCTTAAATGGCTACACCTAAGACTAGATTTCTGACAAATGACAACCTAACCAGGAAAAAGTGGGCACGAGACCTGTTTAAGATATTGCTTCCTGCGGTTGAGTTTAACTATCTGGTAGGCAAAGGTAGTGACAGCATTGTACAAATGCGAACTGAACTTGGCAAGGGAGAGGGTGATCAAATCACCTTTGGTATCCGCAGGCCTCTTACTGGTGAGGGAATTGTAGGTAATAACACTGTTGAGGGCAATGAAGAGATGTTGCTCTTTAAAGACTTCAACATGACCATTGAAGAGCTTAACCACGCGGTTGATACTGGTGGTAGGATGGAGGAACAGCGAGTTCCTTATGATCTGATGTCTGAAGGCAAGAATGCCCTGAATGACTGGTGGGCAGATAAATTGTCTGACCTGGTAATGGCCACACTCTGCGGCGATAGCTCATTTCAGATTGCTGGTAACGATTTTGCCCAGGCCTGTCAGGAGCCAGACTCTGGTCATTTCCTGAAGGTTAATGATGTTGCTGAGGGTTCACAGACCAGTGCGGATGAAGTAGATCTGCACTTCTTGGACAGAATGAAGCAACAGGCCCAGATGCCAGCTACTGGCTGTGACAAAGTACGTCCTTTGAAAAGGGGAGGTAAGAGTTACTTTAGAGTAATTCTTCATACTTACGTCTTTGACCGCCTGAGACAAAATACCAATGTAGCCCAATGGGGCGATATTCTCCGTGCTGCTAACAAGCTTCAAATGGAAGGCGTGGAGATTGAATACAACGGTATGCTGATCTCAAAGTCAGAGCGAATCTCAGCTCCAACAACCAATGTCTACAGGAATATTCTCCTGGGTGCTCAGGCTGCTTGCTGGGCATGGGGCGGAGCTGGTGAAAGTAAGTCAACGGTAATGGCCTTTGTTCCGTATGAAAAGGATGCAAAACGCTTCGTGATGATCCGAGGCGGGGGCATCTTCGGAGTAAAGAAAACGAGATTTGATAGTAAGGACTATGGAATTATTACTGGTTCAGGCTATGCTACAGCACTAAGCTAAGGAGGTAACTAATGGCAACAGATTTTTTGAGCAATAAAGCCTCAGATGTATATAGGCTAGCGAAAAGCAAGACTATTCTGACACCTGCTGCAGCCACATACAGGCTTATTCGAATACCCAAGTGGTCGATGGTTACTGATCTGTGGGTATGGGTTCAAACTGCTGGTTCAACTAAGACCGTTAGTTTCGGATGGCTTGGTAATGGTGAGACTGCACAGACTTCTGGTTTCATGTCTCTTGACTTTGCAGATGTTACACTTACTGGAATGAAAAGGGCTACAAGGGATAACTTTCAGTCCTATGAAGGAAAGTATTTTAATGCTGCAAGTGGCATGATAACCATGACTGTGGGCACAACTCAGACAACTGGTGCATTTCATGTCTTTGTTGAATATGTAGTAATTCTTTAAACCTTTAAGAAATAATAAGGAGGCATATAATGTCCACACATACGATTTTAGACTATCGCAGGACTGACCTGCGTTCAACTGTTCTTACAAACCCGTACTGGATAACTTCCAATCTCGTTAGTGTTGTTGATGGAGATGATTTGATCTGTGTTGTATTCTCCTTCTCTGCTGCTAATTACCCGAGTGGACTTGTTCTAATCCACTACATGTGTGTTAACTTAATTGTAGAAATGCAAGGTGGCACCGAGCTTATGACAGTGGGTGCATATACTCTTGCTACTGATGCCGTTACTACTGCTGGTGTTGCTACCCTGGTAGATGTGGATGAGTATTATGAAGATGGAGATATAGATGAGACTACTGCTGGATTTTATTGGTCCAGTAATGGTAATTACTTTGATGCCATGGATGCAGCTACATGGGCGGCTCCTGCAGCTATTACTCCTGCGGATACTGCTGTTCCCTGTATAGCTGTTGTTCCAACTTCAAATGCTCCACTCACTGGTGGAACATGTAGGGTGATTTGCCTCATTTCCGAGATTCCAATGACATAAGATTCCTTCAATAATTGAACGAATCTGGAAGATAACTCAAGGAATTTTAAAATATTTAAGGAGGCCTTTAAATGACTACACTTACAATTTTGGATTATCGCAGGGCTGACCTGCGAACAAACGTTCTTGAGAATCCCTACTGGATAACTTCTGGAGAAGTTGATTGTGTTGCTGGGGATGATCTTGCTTGCGTGGTATTTTCTTTCTCTGCGGCTAATTATACGAGTGGATTAGTTCTTATCCACTATATGTGCGTTAATGTAATTGTAGCACCAGCAGGTGGTGGCACTGAACTTGTGCTGGTAGGTTCATATACCCTTGCTACTGATGATGTTACTACTGCTGGTCTTGCCACTGAAGTTGATCCAAATGAGTACTTTGAAGATGGTGATGTAGATGAAACTACTACTGGCTATAACTGGGCAAGTGGTGGTGATTACTTTACCGCTATGGACGCAGCTACGTGGGCAGCTCCTGCATCAATTGTTCCTGCAGATACCACTGTTCCCTGTATAGTTGTTGTTCCAAGTTCTGGTGCAGCAATTAGTGCTGGAACACTTAGAGTAATTGCGTTGATTTCAGAGGTTCCCGTAACATAAGATTCCTTCAATGTTTGAAGGAATCTGACAAGATAACTCAAGGGGTTTTGTTATGGAGTTTAGTGATATAGTAACTGAGGTGGATAACATTGTTCAAGATGATGCATTCACCGACACTCGGATAAAGGGGTATGTCAATAGGGCACTGAATTATGTATGTGCTCATGTTGATCTACCCCAGTTGAAACGTATTGGTAC